ACTCCCAATTCACCTGGCCCTAAACCACCATCCATCAAATCAGTAATGGGTTTCCAATCAGTTGGGACAGTATCCCTCTTTTCATCTACTGAACGGGATTCAAAATCTAAAACATAATCATGTCCTAAATCGTTTTCAACCCCAACCTTCATTGCCTTATCTACGAGGTCTTTGATTTTATCGTAACTTCCTGCCTTTAATAAATCTACTGATTGTAGAATTACTTGTTTTAAGTTTTGATTTTTACAAAAGGATGTAAATTCCGTTTTGATGTAGGCTAAATCAGTTACATTGCCTACTTGTGTGTAGATATGACGTAATTGTTCTACAATCGTTGTTTGTAATCCTTTGTTATCTAATTTCGATAAACTTACTTTGAAAGCATCCATTGTAGGTGCTTGTCTATATTCAGTATGATAGTTAACAATTTCACTAACTATCCATTTGTTTGCATCCGATTCAAAAAATTTGGGTGTAACAATTTCTGATATTTGGTCTAAGAATTTATCATCGGTTAATAATGCAGATACAACTTTGGATTGGAAAGACTGTCCGTATTTCGATAAGTTGTCTATATCTTGCATTATTTATTTTTTTCCTTCTTTGTTTTTGTTGTAATTTCTTCGGTTTGAGTTTCTACTTCTTCGGTAACTACCTCAGTCTTACTCTTTCCTTTTGCTGCTTTCCACTCACTCTTTGGAACAAATTTCCAATATCCACCTTTCACTCTTTCATCTGCTTCGATATCAGCCACTCTTTTAATTTCTCCTAACGTATAGGATTTTCCTTCCTTAATTGTTTTAATACACTTCATAGTTTTCCTCCATGTTTAATTGTTATTTTGTAATAATATTTCCAAATGTTGTTTTTAACCAATCATTGATATCACCAAAGTTGTTTACCGCTTTATACTTTAAACATACCTTCATAAAATCTAATTTATTTAATTGGTCGTTTGGTTCATTAAATTTACTCAATATATTCATTTTTATAATACCTGATATATCGGGGTCATCTAATTGCATCAATTCTCTATTCATAAGAATCTGCTCCCTTGCAGAAAGGATATCATCGTATATCTTAATCTTACCTCTCTTCTCATCACATAGGCGGAATAAGTCATCAACAGATAATTTAACATCCTCAGTCAGTTCTGGAAACCTCTTTACGAGGGTTTTAACACCACATCCATTAACTCCTGGTATGTTATCTGATTTATCACCATCCAATACCCTATATAAAAGTAGATTTTTTGATTCGATTCCGAATTCTTCCTTAACAACGTTCCTATTATAGATTTTCTTTTTGGTGGGTGACCAAACGATGGTTTTTTCGTTAACCAATTGAAGGAAATCCTTATCAGTTGACATAACCACCGCTTGTTCATCCTCTTTAAGTAGTTGTGTAGTGATATAGGCCATAACATCATCTGCCTCTACACCATCATATATCATGTTGGTTACAGGTAGATAATTTAGCATTTCGTTCAACCAAACAAATTGTCTTTTCATTGATTCGCGTTCATCCTCGATATTCATCATACCGGCATATTGACGATTCACTCTAAGTTTGTTTGGGTCTCTATCTGCCTTATAACCCGAAAATCTCTTTTTTCTACTTTGAGAGCCACCTTTACCATCGAAAACTACAATAACACGAGTCGGTTGAACCTGACGGATTGCGTAACCTATTGATTTTAAGACACCCGTTACACCACCTAAATGGTCGCCATCATCATTCATTGTGGGAATGGATGACCAGCAACGGATGAATGTATTTAATCCATCAATTATCAGAACTCTAGAATTTCTAGTTTTAATAGAATTGCTAGTATGTTCTTTTTCTACCGATTCTAAAATGTTTTTGTATATTGCTTTCAATGTGTTTTTTTTAAATTAATCATCCATTCCTGCACCAGATTCATCGATTTCCATATTTTCGATATCTAATGTATCTGATTTGTATTGTAATATCGTAGATTCACAAATCTTTTTATAAATTTGGTCTCTAACATCAACCCTACTTTCCATCATAGTGATGAAATCTTTAGATTGAAATTTAATAACCTCGCCACTTTCAGTATCAGTATATTCATACCAAGCACCTGCTTGTTTAACGATTTTATTATCTTTCATTACAACTAACCACGAACCATAGTTATCGATTCCTCTATCAAAGAAGATATCGAAATCAGCACATCTTAATGGTGGGCCCATTCTATTCTTAACGACTTGAGCTCTTACTTTCATACCAACGATTTTATCGTTACCATTTACCTTCATCTTAATCTGTCCCATTCCTTTCAAACGTAATCTAACCGAAGCATGGAATGCTAAGGCTTTACCACCGGATGTAGTCCACGGGTCACCGAACGGCATTGCGTTCATTTTCTGACGAAGTTGGTTTGTATATACTAATAAGATTTTTTGTCTACCAATCATATTGGTAATTTTTCTCATCGCCTTTGAGATGATGATTGCTTTGTCAGTTGCATAGCCATCTTTACCATAATCAGAAGCCAACTCCGTTTTAGTGGATGCTGCTGCTACTGAATCGGTTACAATTACTACTAACCTGTCTTTGTCTGTCTGTCTAACTTTCTCAATAATAGTTTCAGTAAAATCGAAAATTTGTTCAACTGAGTCTGCTGATACATAAAGTAATTTCTTTACATCCACACCGATTGCTTCAAGAAATTCTCTACTCACTGCAGTTTCAGTATCTATTAACACTGCAACACCACCTTGCTTTTGTGTTTCAGCAAGGATGTGTGCAGATACTAATGATTTTCCACTTTGTTCTAATCCTGTTATCTCAACAATTCTACCAACAGGCAATCCACCATAAGGACGATTTGAAATCGCAACATCTAATGTAGCACATCCGGTTGATACCCAACCCTCTACGTTTGTAGGAGTCGCATCATCATCTAAGAAGAATGCTACTTTTTGGTCTTTAGATTGTTTATTTAGCTCACTCGCTAGAATATCGGCTAAATCCAATTCCTGTTTTGCCATAAAATTTGGTTATTAATTGTTAAATAAATCATCGAATGCTGCAGCTACATCATCAGTCTTTTTAGAAACTGGTGGTTGTGTTGGAGTTTCGATTGAACCGCCTAAATCATGTGATACACTTGGTGTAGCTTTAGATGTAGTGTTGGTAGAAAGTGCTTCTTCTACTACTGAAGTTGTACCATCATCATCTGATGTTGCAGATGGGTTTAACCATCCTTCTAATACATTCTTTAATTCAGCGTAAGAAAGTTCGGAATACAATTCAGTAATCTCAGTTTGGTTATCTAAGAATTTCTGAAGGTCTCCACCTTCTGCCAATGGTGTTTGATTTGGTTTAACACGCAGTGTAGTCGTAGGATACGATGTACCTGCATCTTCCGCAGAAATGTAATCAACTGTTAAATCTCTACCGGCATTTGGGTCAGTAATATCTCCGTAATCGGGGTCAGCAATGTAACCCAAAATTTCTTGATAAACTGTCTTACCAAATCCCCAAAATTTAACTCCTTCATTTTCTTGTCCACGAACAATAACAGGAACGAAGGTTCTCAACTTAGGCTCCATAGCCTTTGCTGCTTTCCAATCTTCCTTATCACCCATTCTTTTAAGTTTGTCTGCAAACTCAACAATAGGGTCAGGTCTACCAAACGAAATTGGAGATAGATAAGTTTTGTTATTTACGTTGTAGTGAAAATAAAGTTCGATAAATGGATTATCTTTGTTGAACTTGTAAGGGACGATACGGACTTGGGATTTGCCAGGTGTTGGTTTCCACAATGCATCCGTTTTCTTTTGTGTGTTTTGTAGTTTGTTTAGTCTACCTCTAATTGCGTTAATGTCTAATGCCATTTTTTCTCCGTTTAAGTGTTTAAAATTAAGTTGTTTTATGGTTTTATTTACGAGTCTTTCCTACTCGCGGTGTGTGTATATAAATATACGAATTTCCGATTTTCGTATAAATGTTTTTTATAATTTATTAACTATTTTGAGTTTTTAAAGCTTCAAGTTTAGCGGTTTCTTTACCTTCTTTAGTTTTCAACATAGCTATAGTACTATACTCCTCTAAATAATTTTCAAATCCATAATCTAATAAATCAAGTAAGTGAAACGTAGGCCTTATAGCCAGTTGACCACTACCTTGAATCTTAGTAGTAATTTTATTAAAATTAGTAATATGTGTCGATGAAATCCCTATCGATAAACCGATACCACCAACAACGTTTGATTCAGACCCCATATATCTAAATAATTGGTTAAACTCGACATCTCCAAACCCCTTACGTTTGGATTCAGCTAAAATTTTCTTAGTGGTGGGTCCGACCTTCCCATCTTTTGCTAACCAAATATAGAAATCAAATCTATCTTTACCGGCAGACCATTCTAAGTAAACAAGTTTTTCGCGTTGTGCAATACTTAGTTTATCCATCCAACTTAAACCTATATCTTTTCGAAAATCACTTGAAGGTTTCTTACCAATCTTATCATAAACAATAGTATCTCTTGACCAAAATTGTCCGCCAGATTCTACCACATTTGAATCTGGATAATACTTGTTAAGTACCTCCTTCATCCATTTTATAAATTTCTCATTTGGTGTATAATGAAATCCTTCCATCTTATCAGCAGTGCCAAATAACCATCGTAAATCAACTTTACTTACTCTTGCTATAATACATGAATTATTAACTGATACTGGATGAGAACCTGTCCACGGGATTACACCTACAATTTGATTGGCTTCTTCACTTATCAATACTAAAAATGGTTTGTTTGTGTCTACTATACCCCACGAATTAGGAACTTCTTTTAATTTACCTATTTGAAAATCTTTTAATTTTACTATATGTTCTATTTCACCTTTTTTCCCTCTAGATATTGTAATAGGAATAATAACTTCTGAAATTGGGTTACCATGCTCATCTTTAACTTTATCAAAATCACAGGCATCTTTATCAGTTCCAGTTGGAGTTTTCCATACAATAATTTCTTTTTGTAATGGTTTAGATAATTCTATATTTTCGGTTGGGGTAAATCCTTCAACCATAAAATCATGTTTTCTATCATTGGTAGAAATAAAGAAATCAGTTTTTTCAATTAATTCTTTAGCTTCCTTAATGTATTTTTGTTTATAACTACCCACTGGTATTAAGAGTTCAATTTCAGTAGTTTCCGCATCAATATCATATGGTATTATATCATCGTTTTTACCATTCCATTGTTGGCCATTTGTTCTAATGAATAATTCTCCTACATATTGATTTACCAATGATAATCCAGTTCCAAATAACCCACCATGATTACCATTTTTATCATCAAAGTGTTTTTCGGTTTGTATCTTAGCATTAGTTGCTAATCCATTTTGAATAGTTTGGATTGTTGTACCAACATTTTGTTTGAAAAAAATTCGTATTCCATCTGATTCTTTTTTAAATTTCCAAAAAATCATACTAGCCGATTTTGGAATGTTGGTAATAATTTCGAATATCAACTTTAATGGTTGATAATTTAAATCATCATTTAATTTAGATTTAGAAGCAGCAGCTTCTTCTAATTTTGTTAAGGTTTTTTCCATACTTTGTGTTTTAAGTTTTATGTTTTATTGTTAAGCTAAGATACGATTATTATCTGATATATCCAAATATTTTATCGGTTATTTTGCCCATTTACCATTAGAAACTATTTGTGCAATAATTCCATATACTGATAGGTCTTGAAAGGTATCTTCTATTGATTCCCCAACTGAATCCTCTTTACTTAGAACTACCAATTGTTTTAATCTTTGGATTTTATCGTTCATTCTAAACCATAATCCAGTAAGTGATAATTTCTTATCCTCAGCAGTTTCTAATTTAGTACCAACCGAAATATTATTTGGGCCGTAGTTTGATTGTTTTAGACAAAACAATTCGTATTGAGTAAACATAATTCGTTTAAACTCATCCGTCATTTCTGGATATTCTTTTTCGACCTGTTCTATGATTTGTGGATTATCATATTTGATAAATGCAACCTCATCATCCTTTGTCTCTAATTTAGGAGCGATGTTCATTTGAAGTTGATTCTTCACTTGTTGGCCTATAATCTTAGGGCCACTTGATTGTGGGGGTGTGTTTTTTGCCATTATAACCTTTATTTATTTTTATTAATTCAAAGATACGAATAATATTTCGTATTACCAAATTTATTGAGGAGTATTTTCAGAAGTTTCTATCACTTCAAAAATTCTTGTACTAAGTTTCTTAGTTCCTTCGGTATTTGTCACTATAATAGTGTTTCTAAATTTTTCCCAATCTATCTCAAAACTCTTATCTAATTTACCACCATTTTCCTCTTTAACTAATTCATTTAGGGCGTTGATTGTATATAAGGTATTAGATTGTTTTTTTCTATGTACTAAAATAGTATCTTTTAGTGGAGTAGTTGGTTTATATTGAGTATCTATATTGTATGTAATATATAATTCATCTAAGTTAGATTTATTCTGAAGCACGTATATGTAATTATAAACAATTGTATATGTTTGTCTAATTTTTTCTAGTATGGTTTGTAACTCATCTCTTTTTGTAAAGGTACACAATAATTGTGTTTGCATCGATTCTCTCCTATTTTTTTATACTCTCTACAATAAGTATAAAAAACGAAATCGAAAGACTTATTTACTGATACTAGTCATCTAAATCATCACCACTTTCGGTATCGTATGCAGTATTTTCATTATCTACCATTGTATCTGGAACTTTCCCATCACCTGTGAATGAATATTGTGGCCCACCTCCTGC